GCCATACGAACGCTCAGTGCCATTTGGCGCAAATCTGGTTTTAAACGTGGCCGTGACGTCGCCCTGCGTTTTTTCATCGGGCAGCATTTCAGTAACGCTGGCCACCCTATCGCCGGACCCCAGCATAATCGGGCCGGTTTCCGCAAACGGCGTTAGGCCGCTATACGCAAAACTCACCTCATGCTCGTAGATTTTTTTATCTGCCGGGTTGCACATCATTGGCAAAGCAAATGCGCCGCTGTCGGCCCCCGCAGTGCGGGCAATCTGGCCAATATACCACGTATTTTCGACAAAATTATACACCACATATCGGTCATTTTCGGTGCTCGCCGCTGACGGATAAAACCAGAATATTTCGCCAAACCCCTGCATCGGCATGGCAAATGTCTTGCTGATTTGCGCGCGGTTGATGTCGCTAAATACATAATCTGCCACGTCGCAGGGCAGCTCCTGCACGTTATTGCCAGTATACGCGTAAAACGAATTTAAACCCATCCAAAAGACGCCAGCATCAACGCTGGCGTAAGCCAGGTGCGCGGCCAGACCGCAGCTCGTGCCGACCTGGTCAATGCCGAAGACGTAGGGCGGCCCCAAATATGTCGCGCTATGGGCATCTGTGCTGGTCAGGATTAGCGTCTGGCCTTGCGCGCGAACGCCAGCCATAATTTCGCCTGGAATCTGGAGCGTCAGGTCGCCCGCCTCGTTGGTCGCGCTCGGCGTCCAGACGGTATTGTTCTCGCGGTCGCACCACTGCACTTTTCGGCTATCTCCGCCTGCGCCAAGCGCAAGCAAAAATCGTTCCTCTGTGACAACGATACTTTGGTTGTTTGTTGGAGCGTTGCTTATTGCAACGGCGGGCGTCGCCGGGTTTAAAGCCCACTCGTATATCTTGCCGTCATCGCGGTTACACGCAACGAGGTACTCACCCCAAGGCTGCATGGCCCAGCTCGTGGCCGGCTCAATGCGTGTTGATTCTAGGCGGGGCGTTCCATAAAATTCTTGTCCGTACAGACCGCCGCCGTAGCCAGTTGAGGCCGCCGCATCCTCGCGGCCTGCCGATAGGCCCACTGGGGTTATATCCGACTGAGTGCCGGCCATGTTATACGCGTATAATTTGTTATATGTTCCAAGGGCAATGCGGCGGTCCAAACTATTATCTGACCACGCCATCATGCCGCGCACTTTGGCGGCGGCGGCGGTGTCAGATCGAGTGCGCCACCCGCCAAGCGGGCGCATTGTGCCGTCAACCCAGCGCACCAAGTTGGTGTCGCGCCAACGGCCCACGCTCTGCAGATCTGTCCCGTTACGATAAACGCCCGGCGGTATATTAATGTCAATTAAAGCCATAGGCACAACATGTTGTTACAGACGTGAAAATATTACCACATGTTGTAGGCAATGCCAAAAAAGCGGCTATGGTTGGCTGGGCCAAGTGATTGCGCCTGGTAGCTGGGCCGGAACGTCACGCAGTGCCTGTCTGTACGTGCGCCATTCGGTGGACAAGGTTACATCGCTTGACGCGCGCCAATCACATGCAGATAGTTTAGCGTCACGTTCCTCACGCACTTGTACAGCGGCCCTGTCATTGGCTCCGTCAGCCCACGCTTGTTCTTCAGCATCCCTTGCCGTTTCTTCGGCGTCGGTAAACTGAACGCTTACTCCATCAATGTTGTGAAATCTTGGCATGATTAGTTCCTTTAACGTTTAATTCCATACAATGCGATTGAGCCACCAGTGAACGTTTGCCCTCCGTTTACATCAAACTGAAATGCATTTGTTGTTTCCGTTGCTCGTGTGTGCCAATGGAGTGTTCCCATTTTTGGATGACTACTTATGCTGGTTGCGGTACTGACCGACATCAGTTTACCCATCGTGTAGCTGCCAGTGTCTAAGGGGTCTATAACAGTAAAATGGAAGTTTTGCAGATGGTCATCGCCGGGGTCCATCGTGGCATTTGGGAAAACTATGCTGCCAGCTGTGCCTGTGCTACCATTTGCAAATTCAAGACCATAGTAAGTACTGGCAGTTTCATAACTGGACCCCCCATCATTCGAAACTCGTAACCGCATTTGTGGAAATGCTGCCCCGCCACTAGCAATTTTAAAATTTGACCCTCTAAATTCATAAGCGTAATATGTTGAATCGTTGAAACCTGACGTAATTGAAACAGTTGTAACATTTGAGCTTATCGTTGTTGTTGATATTAATTCTATCGGGCCACTGGGAGTGGCAACGGGCGACCATGATATGTCAGTGCCATCCGAGGTCAGAATAGTCCCAGCCGCGCCCTTTGCCAGCCTCGCCGTCGCGCCGCTTGCATTGCCGTATAGAATTGACCCGCGCGATATTGCGTCCAGTTGATTTATCTCTGCACCTGTCGCGGTTATTTGCGTTCCACCCAAAGTGAGAGTTGTCAGCGACAGAGCGCCGCTCGGCAGTACAGGTTCAACGTTGAACGTCACCGCACCGCCATCAGCGATTGTCATCGCTGCATCGCCGTCAGAATAGCTGATAGCCGCTGTCTGAATGGCCGGCGATGTCAGCGTAGTGCCAGTTATTGCCGCAGGCGTTGCCCCGCCAATGACCGCGCCATCAATTGTGCCGGAATTTATGTCAATGCCGGTCACGGCTGTGCCGCCGCCTAAAATTGAGTCAATGCTGTCCAGCCCGGCATTAATCTTGGTGCCCCAGGAATTTTCGCTGGCCCCAACCTCTGGCTTTACCAAGCTGTAATTTGTTGTGTTCGTATCGGCCATTTCGTTACCTCAGATTTATGCGGCAGTTTGCCATATGTCCGCCGGCGTCTCAACATTACCGCCAGACTGCGGAGTCCAAATGTCAGCGTCGGACACGGCAACTGCTGCCCACGGGTCAGCCCCAGCGGCGGCGACAGGCTCCCAAAGCAGTCTGCCAGTGGCCGTGGCCACGCACGACGCAGTCGTGGCGGCTTGACCGTCGCGGAAAAACCCGGCCAGCGTTTCTGCCGAAACCGCGACCTGCGGCGACGCACCAGCGTCAATGAAGTTTCTGGCAACAACCGTTTGCGTGACATTCAGGCTCGCCGCGATTGAAGTGTAACGTGTTACGATTAGAACAACGTCGCCGAGCGATAGAGTGGCGGATATGCCGGACACGCCCGTATTAGCATCGCCGGTGGCAGTAGGACCGCTCGTGCGCAACGTTGCCGCCAAAGCTGTCGCCACCGCGTTTGATGTGGCGGATTGGCTTGTTGTTCCAAGCGAAATTGACGCGCTGAGACTGTTTGATAAAATCTCAGTAACGTTGGCCTTAACGCCGTTTAGCGATGTTGAGATTGTGGCCTGCAAGCTCGGCATCAGCAGCGTATTGTCCGAGCTAGCAGCAACCACGCCGAGCGTGGTGGTGCCCGAAACGCCCACCACGGGCACATCAACGCCAATCGGGCCGGCCAATGTGCCTAGTGACACTGAAATGTTAAATTCGTGCTGCAGTGGGCCGGAGTCAAACGGGCCAGACAAATACGGGTAAACTGCGCTGTCAGCGGCTTGGTTGGCCTGCGCCACCAATTGCACGCGAGACGGGTTTAAATACCAAGGCGGGTCGGGCGTCAGCATTGTGCCGATCTGGAAGCCTGCCAGAGGCTGCGCGACGTTTGCCTGCGCGCTGCCCAAGGCCGCTGCAATGCCAAAAGAGGCTGGGGTAAACCCAACATTTGCCTGTATTGCGCCAATCGATGCGGTGACTAAAAGCGTATGCTCTTGGGACACGGGCGTGCCATCAGCATTGTGCGTTGCGGTGGTTTGTGGCTGCAATTTTAGTCCGTACAGAACCCACGCCGCGCCGTTTGTTAGGCTAGTGTTGTCAGTGCCAAATGTGCCCACCGAGACAGACCCGATTTCAAGACCTTTGTCTGGCGATAAATGAAACAGCTCACGCGATTTGTTTTCGCCAGGTAATGTAATATTACCCACCGAGGCGTTTATTAAGCTGTCAAAAAATGTGTCGCTGTTTGTTGGGTCAAACGTATTAACCGTTTGGACTTGCCCAACGATTACGCTGAATAAGTTGGGGTCATTTGCCGGAAATGTTATTGTTGCGCCAAGCGGGTCAGCCAGCGACGATATTGTTGACGCGCCGCTTGTTATCGTCTCAGGCAAGTGCCTTAAATGCGGGGGCTGTTGGTATTCCGCCAAACCAGCGTCGTTAACCGTCGCCGGGAATGTGTAATCGCCATTTACAAGCGGCGCATGCGCGCCTTGGTAGGTAATCGGCCCATCTGTAATTGTGGCAGTTATTCCAAATTTTTCGGCGTGCGGATTTGTGCCGCTCCAAGTCGGCACAAGTGAATTATTAGGCGTGGTCGCTAACGATGGGTCAAACCCTAAAATGAAATAATTTGCAAAACTTACAAATGGAAACTCATTGTTTCTAAACTCGCCAACGCCGTCGTTATTTGGGTCGTAAAAGAATGTTGTATCTGGTTTTCTGATTGCAATTTCAGATAATGTTGAACTTGCTTGAACCGAGATTGACCCAAGCGAAACGGTTGCAGTAACGCCCGTCACAACTCCGTTTACAACGGGTCGCGCAACACCTGACCCACCTAATGTGGAGGATGCTATGGGGGCAAAACCTAACATTAGGCTGTAAAGTCGATAAACTTGTTATTGGTGCCGGTATATCCTGACGCTGTAGAATCAGTTAATGCAGGTGAACTACTGCTAGTATAAGTTCCCGCTGCGACTAGATCACTCGTTGCGTTGCCTCCAATATATGGCCGAATATCACCATTTTGCCAATAAGTAGCGCCGGTGGTTGCATGTACCCCCGACAGAATAACCGCACCAATACTTTTTGGTGTCGTCCATGTCACGTCAAGAACTTCCGACCGGTCGGCAGCAACAAGAGCCATTTTATAGCTATTTAGGTTTGCCATAGTCGTGCCAAACAATTCAGTTTGTTGCGCCTTCACGAACCCCGGCGCATAGGTGGTGTCAGAATTTGTGTATGTAGCCACTAAGTGATCATAAGTCACACTGTTGAACGTACAGTCGCTGACGAACGAAGAATCGTCCCACATATTCGTCCCTCCGCTATCAAGCAACAGATAGTACAGGATAAACAGCCCAGAAGTTGGATAGGTTTGCGACATCCTAAAGCCATAGCAATTAACCAAACCAAAACCTAAAACCACGTTAGTGTTAGAGGTTGCAGTCAGCACACCATCTGATGCTTTCGTGCGAAATGTAAAATTTCCGGCGTGACTCGTGTTGCTAGATGGCGTTAAAGTGAAAACGCCGTTTGACTCAGAGACATTTGTTATTTGATTTGGCAGTGAGCTGGAATTGTAGGTCGTGCTGCCAGAAAAACCATCCCAATCGTAAGTAATAGGGAATCCCGCATCATCAACCGCAACTGTAGTGATTGCGCTGGTCTGACCGGAGCTAGACAGTGAATGGTCTACAGGTGGCGTTGTGGTAAATCTTGGAGAAACTTGTGATCCAGTGCTTACCCTGTCCCACTCTGTGCCGTCATAAATATAAAGCGCCTTTTGGTCTGTCACAAAGGCTAGATCGGTCACGCTGGGCGACCCCGGCAAATTCGCATAAGTTGAAACATTTGTAATCCCGCCAGATGGGCTGGCTGGTTTCCAAGTGCCTGCAACGGCGTCCCAAGTCAGCGCTTGGCCGGCGCTCGGCGATGTGTCCGAGACGTTTGCCATGTCAGCCAAATATTGTGCAACATCATCGGCCAACATCGTAAAAAAGCAAACCGCCGACGCGCCAGCCGAAATCGCAGAATTGTCAGAATTTGACGATCTGAGCGGGGTGCGCGTCATCGTGTACGTGCCGCCGGACAGCCCAATCACGCCGGTTCCAACCTCATACTCGTTGTTCTGCTCTAGCGTGTAACGCAGCTCATCGCCTGCGCCCACGGATTGATCGGCCAAGCTCTCAAAGCCAGCGACAGCATTTGCCCCAAACGTAATTGTGCCCGCCCCGCCGGACGCAACCTGCATCTTGCATCGGTTAATAAATTTGACCATGTCAAAATACCCGCTTTAATCGAGTCTCAGAATGCTTGTGCTGCTTCCAGGCGCAGGAAATTGCAGGGTGAAATCTCCGGCAGTGGCCGAAACGGTCCCTCCAAACGAAAACACCGCGAGAACGTCATTATTTGGGTCGCCGGCATTCGGGTTATATAAAATTGCTCCGTCAGACACGACTGTCACGTTCGCAAAAACCGCGTCATCAAAATCAATGATAGCCGTGGTGCCGTCCATTTTGGGGAAGGTGTTGGCAATCGCCGCCGTAGCCCCGTTGCCCGCGCCTAAAACATTGCGCGAAAACGCAGCATCATAAGACGAGTGGCTGACCTCGTCCGTGCCGACCGCGCCGGAACTTACCGTGGCCGCCCCATAATTTGTTGAAAGGGCGCTTTCCTCTTTCAGCAAAATAACTTTCATGTTCGTGTCAAAATCGTGGTTTCCCTTTAAGAGCTGCAATTTAAACGCATTACTTAAAGATGTGGTGATTGTGCCGGCCATGTTATTTCCTCTAGTTCGCAGTTAGGGTCAGATCACCAATTTGGATTCTGAGCTGGTCATTGATTGTGATTGTTTTAGCGGCTGTTAGCTCGCCCACGATTAAACAGTTTCCGCCGGTGCTTGCGTCCATCAGCTTATAATGCGTAACCGCGCCTTGGGTGCCGGTTGCAACGGGAAACGTAATTTCCGACGTATTGCTGATTTGGCCATTGGCGGCATCAGTGCCAAAAACGACTTGCTGGCGCGCGTAGCCGTTGCCCGAAATTTCCGCCACCGCCGTGCCGGTGTCGGTAAAATCGCCGCCACCCAACGCAATATAAACCGCCGCAGGGGCCGTGAAGTTGGCCCGCCCGGCAATTGCGTTTAAGACCGCTAATTCTGCGTAGTCCGATAAGGCTGCCACGTTTTACTCCAACGTTATGTCGAGCTGGCCCGACATGATGCGAAAATTATCACCGACGCCGACATTCTTAACGACCGTCAGATCTGCGTGCGCGATTTGATTGCCGCTGGTTGCAGCGTCGTACACTGCCACCGACGTAATATCGCCCCACTCGCTGGTCGCGGTGGGCCACGCTAGAACGCCGGAATTGGTTGCCAGATTGCCCGTCACGGTCAGCGCAACGCTTTGCCGCGCATAAGCGCCGCCCGAAATCTCAGCGCCGGGGGTGTCATCGGTATTGCTGGACGTTTGCAAGCCGACATACCACGCGGTCGGGCGTGCTGCGGTGCTCGCCGTAAACAAATAATTCAGCACATTTGTTTCATATGTGTCCGATAGTGACATCAATACGCCCGCAGTTTTAACCTTCGGCCAGATCCGCCATATTTAGCCGCCTCGCTCGACGTGTTTATACCAGATATTGCGTTGGCGTACAAAGTTGACCATACAGATAGACGTGCATCGTCTTTTAAATACGGGGCGCTATGCGCCAAAGCGCCATACAAATACGCGTCAGGAAAGTACGTCAGCAAATAATTTGACGTGTTGCTGTCCGACAAAGCCTCGGCCCGCGCGTTGTAGTAAAGCTCAACAGTATATTCGCCGTCCGGCGCTGGGAAAAGCTCAAACCTGCCCGCGACAAACGCGTAATACGCCGGCGAGCCGGACGTGTTTAAGTTGGCCGCCTTGCGGTCCAGCAATTCGGCTTGGCTAATTATCTCAAGCGGTGCGGTGGTGCCGGACGTGACCTGCAGCCGGATTGTCTCCAAGTAATCCGCCGGGATTGGCACGTATTGCGTGGATAACGTCGCCACGCTGCGCTTTTCGCCCCGCCAATGCCGCGCCTGCCGCGCCAGGTCTGACTCGGCAAGCTGGATGAAATTAGGTATGACGCTGGTTAAATCATCGCGGTTCAACGTGTCGGCAATGGCCGTCTGTAGCTCGGCGTATGTTGAGATTGTCATTGCAGTAAACCTCGCTGCATTAAATGTTGGCGCAGTTCATCCTCGGTTGAGGGCTGCGCGGCGAGTAAGCCCACCGGGGCGCTGGCGTTGGCGTTTATTGGTTTTTCTAAATCTTTTAAAAATTTAGAAAGCTCAATGTCTGTTAAGTATCCCTCTTTACTTGCTTCAGCGGCCTTTGATTTGCCAAATGACAAAACAGAGCCAATCCCGTCCTCAAGCATTTCCTGCAAATTTTCTTTGTTAACTCTTGTTTCCACATATTCGTCAAACTCATAAATATCATCTGCAGCTTCATCAAAGCGAATAGTTTTATTTGCGCCGTATCTATCAGGATGGTCTGAAAATCTTAATTTGAACTCTTCAAATGGTTCGATATCTCCATCAGCGTCAACCGTTCCAAAGTTTACTTTAACATATGATGACGCAGAAATATTTGACGTTCCAACATCGGCCTCAATTCCGTCAATATTGTTTAATTTTTTTGCAACAACTTCCGCCAAATCATTGCTCAAATCTGGAGTTTTCTT